GAGGGGGATCACCTCTCGTCTGTATTGTTGAGTATGGAGCTTTCAGAACTCCTTGCTACCGCTGACGGCCTCGCGGCCGCAGCTGCTTATTCGGATGACCTCAAAGCGGCTTTCATCAAGCATAAGGATTATTTTGATCCTAGCTCGGTGAAGTTGTTTTGGGGGGGTCCAGGGCGCCTTTACGGCGCTCTCCGCTTTTGGCTGGTCATTGGCGATAATTTTGACCAGGACGCCAGTTATGGTGACCTGATCTTTGCCCTTCAGCACTCGCGCCAGGAAGTGGCCTTACCTTCTCGGTTTCACTTGCGTCGTACGCAAGAGAAGCTGTGGAAGCTTTGGCCGCTCTTGAGCACTGTGCCCCATGGGTTTTTGTCGGTGCTCAGCCAGTGGCGGGAACGCAATATTCAGTTTTCTGACGCGGATCGAGCCTTGGATCGGCTCTTTTTCAAGTTTGAAAACGGTGAAATTTGGTTGGATCTTGGCAACCGCGCCATTGAGGCGGCCTCCATTGAGGCTGCCAATTGGGTGCAGTTGTTGATTTCTAATTGGCGGCACTATGTTGTTGGTGCTGTCGCTACATGGCTCGTCGTTGGGCTTCTGTGGCGCACTTTCTACTTTCTTTGTGATTTGTGGGAGGAGCGTTATAGGGTCTTTCGGCTAGTCATGTCTCCATTTTACCTCGTTTGGTTTGTCTTCTGGTGGCCTTTTCGCCCCCGTGAAGCCAAATTGATCAAATTGGAGACTCCAGTCCAAGAGATTTTTATTGCAGACCAGCCTTTTAAACCAGGCGTGGTCAAGCCCGAGGCTGTGCTTGAGACCAGCATGCTGGTTCCTACCACCGCCTGGCCGAAAGGCCAGGTGGGCTTAGCCTTTGAGGAGGACGGCAAATGGCAATTCACAGGTAATGGTGTAATTGTCAAGGACCCTTCGCAACCGGGCAACTTTCTCTTGGTCACTTTGAAACATGTGTTTCCATCGCTGAACCGCAATGTTTCTCTTTTGGTTCCAGGATCTGGTGACCAGTGGAAGAGCATCAATGTTGGCCGGTTACGCCTTGCAGGGCGTAGCAAGCTCAATGAGGTGCTTGTTTTCGCTGCCGACAAGAACTGGAGCTCCCGCCTTGGGCTTCAAGTGCCCGAGGTGGCTGACCCTCGTCCCGGCGCGGTTCAAATCACTTATCATGTAGGTGGCACTTCGCCCTCGGTCTATAAGGCCGTTGGCAGTATTTTTGAACGCGCGGATAAAGGGCGCCTCAGCCACTCAGTTTCGACTGTGCCCGGTTCGTCCGGCGCGGCCGTCATGCAACTGGGTAAGGTTGTAGCGCTCCACGGGGGTTCTTATACTTTTGGCGTGGCGGAGCATGCTGGGGTGGCTAATTATGCCCTCATCATTCCCCGCTTACGCCGAGAGGTCCGTTTGCCGGAGTCAGTTGTCAAGACTGACTTCTCATCTAGCGAGGATTATGACTCTTATCTCTCCGCTGACAACATTTATGTGTTGGAGGAGGATTTTCTCACCCAGTGGCAAGAGGACGCTGACCGCGCCTTGGAAGACTTGGAGGAGAAAATGCGTCATGGCAAGTATGACGAGGCTTCTGACGATCGTTACAACTATTCGTCTTCTGAAGAGAACGTCACGGGAAAAGTCTTATCCCCCGCTGGAGCGGGGGCTTTGACCCTTCTCCGCAACAAGTTGCTCAGCACCTTGCCGTCCTCGTCGGTTGTGAATTCGCAGAGCCCCAGCTCGTCACCGCAGCAGGCCCAGGCCTCGCCAGCGTTGGTAAAGCAGGCGCCCTCCGATCCGCAAACCCGCCCCGAAAGCAAAACTTCCGTCCCCTCCTCGGCGTCTCCCGATGTCGTTGCGGAGCTGAAGCAGCTGAAGCGCCTCTTGAAGATGGCTCAAAACGATCTTCAGGGCAAGGTGACCAAGCTCGCGAATACGGAGGCCAAGCTTCAGGCGGCCCAGGAACGTGCCAAGTCTGCGGCTGGGCGAAAGCCCAAGAAGTCCAAGCCATCGGCTACGAAGACATCGTCTTCGAGCTCTGTGGCTACGGCTGGCCCAGGCGTGGCTCAGACCACGAACTCCAGTCAATGATCAGCTCTTGCGAGCGCAACAAGTCTGTTGCCCAGAGCGATAAGTTGGCGGGGGTTATTGATGGTTTCTTGGGGGAATATTTGTCCACGGTACACCAGGTCCCGTTTGTGGCGCCTGATGATATTGGGGACAAAGTTTTGAAGATAATCCAGAGTGGTTCCCTTAATCGGGCAGCCACCCCGGGTTATCCTTTCATAGGAATTGCGACTGTGGGTGAAGTCATTGATTTTCATCTGCAGGAGCTGCTGTTATATGTGGAGCATTTTATCAAGGTGCTTAGCGGGCATAGTCCAGAGCAATTCAACCAGTTATCTTTTGATGATTGGAAGAATTTGGGAATTATGCTGCCCCATCGCGTGATGGTAAAGCAGGAACCCCATAAGGTTTCCAAGCTTTACCAGAAGCGCCCTCGTGGCATTTTCGCTGAGTCCTTGGTTGCGCAGATGGGTTTTCGGTTCATGTTCTCCGATTTGGTGAATGATGCTATCGCGAACCACCACAAACGCTATAACAAGACCGGCATGGGCCTGCATGACGCGGGCTTGGCTGAATTGTTCTCCTACGCGTTTGATGCGCACTCCACGAAAGAGGAAGGTGTTGACCTCGTCAGTGATGACATTGGCAGCTGGGACACGGAAGTGTCCAAGCCGTTGTTGCTCGCTGGCGCGATTGTCATGCACCACCAGCTTGATTTGAAGCCTGGTTCTCAATGGAGCAATTTGTATTGGAACTTGCTGTCCTGGGAGACCAATTCACCCATTGCGCTTAGCGATGGGCGTTTGTTCTCTTTTCTAGAATGGCACGGCCAGCGCTCCGGCTCTTTCATAACGGCTTACCGCAACGGTGAACAGCGTCGCTTGTTGTCCATTGCAGTCAATATTTACTCCGGCAAGAGATACACGCCCGGAGGAAAGAATTGGTCTATGCATATGGGTGATGACTCCGTCAACTCTATTTCGAAAGGGGTTGACATCGTTGCATCCTATGCGGCTCTAGGCTTTACTCTAACTGACGTTCGCGTTTTCGACGGCGAGTCATTTGAGTTTTGCTCCACGATCATCCGCCGCCTTCCAGGCGGCAAGGTGGTCGGTGAGCCGCAGAAGTGGGCCGCCACGCTCATGCGACTTCTCGCGCACCCATACGACGAGATGCTGCATGCTCAGTGGCGATATGAAATGAGGGGATGTCCTTTAATCCAACGATTAGATGATTTTCTCCTGTGGTCTGGGTGGCGCCCCAAGGTCACGCTTCACGCGTGCCTGCCAACCGCGCCGCACAATGGGTGTGTGCGGCCAGGGCCACAAATATGACGAAAACTGCCTCACAAAAGGCGCGTGCGAAGGCCAAGGCCAAGGCGAAAGCCAAAGGCCAGGGTCAACCCCACCCGCCTCATGAGCAGCATTCCAAGGCTGGCAAGCGCTGGCATTTCGGAGTCAACACCCCTTGGGGTGGGCTCAGCATGGGCTCAGGCGATAAGCCTGTTGTTAACCTTCGGAATGCCAAGAGCGTGCGCAGCCTCTCCACCGAGCAAGGCCAATCACAGATGACGCCTTTTGTCAACAGACGAGAGCGCATCATGATGGTCAAAGCCAGCGAGACGCTTCGCTCAGACACGGTTGTTCTGCAGCCAGGTCTTGAGTCTACGTTTCCCTGGCTCTCGGGTTTTGCCGCCAAGTACCAGAAGTACATGATCACCAACGTCTCCTTCGAATTCATCCCTACAGTGGGTGAATTCGCAGATGCAGGCAAGCAAGGCCGCGTTGTCATTTGTTACAACGCTGATTGCTTTGATGCCAACATCAACTCGCTTAGCGAAGCTGAGAATCTTCAGCCTCGCGCGGTTGGTGTTCCCACCCAGCGTTTGGTGCTCTATGTGCCTCCTGAGAACTTGCGCCGCCAGTTGTTGGTGCGCAATGGCAACATCCCTGCTGGTGCCACTGTCCAAGATTTTGATTTTGGACGTTTGTATGTGGTGACTGCAGGAGCTGCCGCGGCGACTGCCGATACGCCCATTGGTGAGTTGTATGTCAACTATGACATCATCCTCATCAACCCTTTTGTGGGCACTTTGGCAGTCACTCCTCCGACCACTCATTCCTCCTCGCTGACTTTTCCGGCTACTTCCAACCTCACGACATCGTGGGCTGATTTGGAGGGATTTACGGTCCCCACTGCGTGGACTGAGACTTTGTGGAACGGGTTGGGGATCTCGCAAGTGATCACCACTCCGCCCTATGTTTCGATCTCGGTCCCGGCTGGCCGCTATTATTTCTCTTGTCAGGGATATATTGGCATCGCCGGCGGCACTTCGGTGTCGGTGGGTTTGCGAGTCATGTCCACAGTCATTACGTGGGCAACGTTTTACGAGGCTCGCACTGCCACAGCCAACGGGGTGGCGGTTCCCTTCACCTTGAACGGAGTTATGTCTCTTCTTGAGGCGACCGACGTCAAGATCCAGGGCACTGCCACGCTGACTGCTGGCACTGCTACTATTCAAGGTAGCCCGCGCTTCTTCATCATGTCAGTATGATGCGGAAGCGCGGGGGTTTAGAAGAAATCCTGAGAATAAAAGGTACCTAATCTAATGAAAGATCCGCCTCCCATGCACGGAGTCAGGAAAAACACAAACGGCGAACACCGTATGTGCTCAAACACGAGTAGATTAACTTACTCGGTTCAGCACAGCGACTGTGCAGTAGCCTAGTCCTGTGATTACTTGATTTTATCCGTGCAGTGGGGAGTG